AATGTGTTCCATATCAGTCCTTGTCATAGGGTGACATCGCTGCCGATCCCCTCTTGACCATGTTCCCATTCTTGCCGTGCTTGACCATTCCCGTCGGGAGAACCTTCTCCCCCTTGTGGAGCTTGTAGGCGCCGGTTTTCTTCACCATGCCCCCGCGCTTGAACGAGCCGAGGACTTCCTGCATCTGTTGCTTTTTCGAGACCCCGGCGGTCTCTTCGGCGGTCCCTTGGAAGTCTTTGTCCATCTTCCCGGAGCCAGCAATGTATGCCTTGGCTTCGTCGTGGGGCATCTTCGCGGCTTGTTTGCCCCGGACTCCGGTCATATTGGCGCGATCTTGTTCGTTGGCCACGTTGACTCCTAGCTTACGAATTCCAGACCTGAAACGGTTTTCTTCATCTTGTCCAGAGGGATGCCCATCCGTTGGGCGAGCTTGACCTGCTTGGCGGTCAGGCCCTCAGTTTCGGCGGTTCGGGAGGCGCCGGTGCCGTTATCGCCATTCGAACCTTCGAGGAAGAATGTTTTCTTCGTTCCATCGAACCGGACTCCGCCGGCTTTGGCGGCCCGGCCGATGATCATGTCGGCGACGTTGCGGATGTACTGGGCGTCTCCACGCAACTTCTTAAAGCCGCCAGCGTTGTCAGCCTGCACTAGGGCCGTGCCTTCGAGTGTCTTGTTGATCTCGCCCTCATTTTGAGACCAGATCGATCCAAACCCGGCATCCACATATTCTTGCTTCACGTCCCTGACATTAATGCGGGCTTCGAGTTCGAGTTGCGATTGCAGGATCGGGGTCATGCGCTGGTTAAAGGCGGCATCTTCGTCGTCCAGCACCGAGATGCGCTCGGCGGGGACGGTGCGCTTCGGTTCAATAGGAGTCTTCAGGGTTTCAATATCCCGTCGAATTGCTGCGAACTCTTCGCGGAACGGCGTGAGCGATTCGCTCAGCATCTCGGCGATCGATTTCTCCGGCGTCTTCGTCTCGGTTGGTTTCACTTCTGGATCGTTTGCCATTTGCGGTTCCTCCGCTTTCTTGTTGAAGGGCCAAGCCATTTGCATCCACCTCGTCAGGTACGGCTAGTAGTGTCCTGTACCCGCTGATTAGTGAGCGTAACTGATACACCACATCAACGTCAATCTTTTTGCGCTCCCCGATCTCATACTGGAGGTCCGCCTCCGCCAGGCGGAGGAGCGTTTGGAGCCCCTCCTGCCACGCCAGCCACGCTGGGTGCTGGAACATTTCCTGCACCTTGCTGGGAGGCAGCAGCAATAGTTGACGAAAGGGGTGGGCCGGAGGGGGCCATTTTCCCTCCGCCAGGAGCTTGCGGATTTTGAGCACTTTGGAGCTGGGGGAGCTTGGGCTCGGGGACGTACTGGTCGGGCTGGTCATATTGGAAATCCTTCATTACCCTTTTCATAAATCGGTCTAATGACCGGACTGTTTTGACCATGTAATCCTTGACTTCATCAGGGATCATGGGGGAGGACATGGCTTGCATCAGTTGGCCGACCGCGGTGTAGTGGCGCTGCAACAGACCGGCCAGCAACATATCGGATTGCTTATCCATCTCCCGGTTGAGGGAGGCGGTGGAAGCGCGGATGGGGATGGCGAGCCGATCCCTCTCGAATTCCTTCAATGCTCGCTTCAGGGCGTCCCCGTCGAGGCCGAAGATTTTGTCCCGTTTGCCCACTCCATATTTGGCGTACATCGCGGTGAGGAGCGATCCCAGCTTAACATGGGCATGACGGAAGTCGGAGGCGTCGAGGTTGATTCGAGAGTTCGACTCCTGCATGGTGGCGAGAGTGCCGGCGGCGGAGTAGCTGCCAGTCTTCTTCTGCGGTCCTCCCCCTCCTGAGCCAGCGATGGCGGGGGTGATACCCGCTCGGGACTGGGCATGGGCCATCGTTACCGTTTCGTTTTCGAACGCCGAGGGGTAGACGTCGGCGATCTGGATGGCTTCGATGTCGTCCTTTTCACCCACAAGTAGAGCCATAGGATACAGCTCCACATTAGCATCCAGATTCCGAGCGCGAGGGCTGACACGAAGGGCTCGAGTATTCGCAGCGGTGGCATTGTCTAGCCTCTGGTTATGGACGGTTGACAATTCTTCCTGGTAGCGTTCCAAAAGCTCGGCCATCCCGTGTCCGTACATGCCATCGGTCCGGTAGCCCATCCGGGCTCGGAGGATGGGGAGTTCGTTAGCGGGGAGGAAATTAAAAACACGCCGCAACACAGTCTTTGTTTTTTTGTGGTAAGAGTCGATGATTCGGAACTTCTTCCCGTTATGCCACCATCCGTAGTAACACTCGTAAACATCCCACTCTTCGGTGGCGTCGTAATTGCCCCGGATGGCGATGCCCTGATCCTGTAGCTCCTCGGTCTTCTGGGGAGTGGACGAGAGACGGTCGGGGGATTTCAGGATTTCATCAACCGCGGCCCGATTGTACGCGCCCGTGAAACCACGCTCTTCGAGAGCCTTCCGCCGCAACGTCCGCACTTGAAACACGAACTCCGCTTCACCCGGCGTTGATGCGTCGGGGGTGAGAAAGACATCCTCGTGCCGCAGCTTATGCACGCGAGGTCCTGAATAGATGGTGGTTTCGTCACCCTGCAAAACTTTCGACTTGGCGGATGTGTAGCCAACATTGGTGGTTTCGACCTTATGCTCGTAGCCCGCCTTCAGAAAGGCTGTCCCGAGGCGGATCATGTCCGTGCACCACAGGCCCTCGATCCGGTAGAGGTCGAGTTCGGTAGGCTCCATCCCCACGATGTCCATGAAGTCTTCGATAGTGCGGCGTTCGCGGGAGGCGGATTCGAACTCCTCGTTGTTGGCGGGGTCGAATCGGCGGTAGTCTTGGAATGTCCAGAGGGGATGGGTGGCGTAGGCGAGACCCAGGATCCGGGCGGCCATGGTGTCGGTCGTCTCGCCGATTACCTGGACGATCGTGTTGGCGGCGTTGGGCCACGGAAACGACTTGGTGTCCTCCGCGGGGATACCCAAGTACAATTTTCTCCACTTGGGGATTCGGTTCTTATGGAGGTCTTGATGAGATTGCTTGAGAAACTCGATCTGGGAGTCCACGTACGCATTCATCTCAGCGTCGGTGTCTTTCCCGAATCGGCATTCTACGAGTTCGAAGTCTTCGGCCATTTTGACCTTACTTGCTAGTTACACCCAGCAGGGTTGGTGCTGCCGGGCTGTCCCCCAAAAAAGTTGCCGCGACCTCGTTCGAGTTGGCGGATTCGCCGAATTGGTTGGAGGCAGAGACGACGTAGAAGTATTTGGTCCCAGCGACCCCGTTGGTATCGACGTAGGTGGTTTGGGTAGAGGGGACGGTGGCGATCGTGGTCTCGGTGCCGGTTGTGGTGGAACGCTTGATGTTGTAGGTGGCGACCGCTCCGCCGGTGGTAGGGGCGGTCCAGGAGAGATTATTGCTGTGGGTCCCCTGTCCGAGGAGGTGGATGGGATTGCCGATCACGAGCCAGACTAGCAAGATACCGAACGTAGCTACTGAGATTACCCTTGAGGCGTCGGAACGCATAAACACTCTCCATGTTTTCAGACAGTCTAACGAGGTCTAGCTTAACATCACCCGAGTGGGCGAGCAACTCGTCATAGTGAGGACAGCAATATTTGTGGCCATCGGATTCGTGATTCGCCCGCCGGGAGCAGAAGCGGCATTTAGTATCCGGTCGCACGGGATCGCTTCCCCATTCGATTCTTCCGCTCCTCTTTCATCGCGGCGATCTCCTTGAAGCGGTAGTTGCTCCAGGTCTGGGGGGCGTAGGAGAAGGCATCCAAGACGTCCACCACCTGTCGGGAGGAGTGCGAATACTTGGTGTACTCGGTGATGAACGCGCTCTGGTCCCGACGGATGAACACTTTCCCCTGTTCGAATAGAGGTGAGAGCGCGTCGATCCTTGTCCACTTGCCATGCTTCCCCCTATCCGTTTTGAGTTCGCGGCACCGCAAGTTACGGTTCTCGATCTTGTTCCGGTACTCAAGATGGTACTTCAGGTATTTCTGGGCGGCAACGGTTTCGAGCCAGAACTCCGTTAGCTTCCACCGTTCGCACATGGAGTAGATATGTTTGGTCAAGTCATCGTAGGGCATCGATTGGGCCCAGATGTCGAGGAGATATATCTGGTCGGTATCGGGATCGAGGCCGGTGACCACGATGGCGTGCCGCGCGCGGCCTTCACTCCCCGAATGGTTAGGGTCAACGGTCATCGAGCGGATGAGTTTGTTGACGGGGATGTCGTGATACACGGATCCCTTCGAGGGCTCGTGCTCCAGCAACATGCGATTCGTTTCGACCTGTTTGATCTGCCCTTCCATGACGAGCTTCTGCATAAACGGCTCGGGCTTCGGTTTGTAATATCGGAGCCATTCGGGCTTGAATACGATATCCTCGGCGCTCAGGGCTTCGTTGAGGTATTGATGGCTGAAGAGGTAGGCCCCTTGCCGGCGGCGGATCTTTTCGAGCCTGGCGATGTCGAACTCTTCGGGAAGAATCGGCTGGCCAAGCTCGTGACTATCGCAACAACCGCCAAGAGCAGAGTGAGACTCGATTGTAAATTCAGGTTCATTCTCCCGTATCCAGCCATTGAGATCGGTGGGACTCCAGCGATTACCCACCACCAGTTCTGTATGATCCGGGCCATCGAACGCCCCCTCTAAGAGTTTGTGGTATTCGATCGTATCGGACATGTTGATGTCCGAGCGGAGTGCGTCTTTGCCGACGAGGTCGTCTTCGATCATTCGGTCATAGTGACGCGACTGGAGCGCCCCGCCCACACCAATGAAATCAAAGGTCCCTTCTCCGTGGGGACGAAACTT